AAGGTAATGGGTGCATGGGACAAGCAGTTATACGATCTTTCCGGCCAAGTATTGCAGGATTGCAATCAATACTGCAAGGAAGATAGCAATACCCTGATTACATCGTCATACGGGGCTTCTGAACTCGATAAGGGCCGGCTGGTCTGGGATACGAAATACGCGAAAAGGCAGTATTTCGAAATCAAGACTTCGCTTACCCCGGGAAGAACGTGGAAATGGTGCGAAACCGCGAAGCGGAAGCACAAGAAAGTCTGGCAGAAACAGGCGGAAAAAGGATTGAGGGATAACCTATGAGCAGCACAAGTACCCTGAATATCGCGATCGAGAAGGTAATGGATACGATCGATGCGCTCGGCCTTTTCGCTGCGATCCATCGCGGAGCATTGACCACAGGCAATGACTTATCATTCGAGATCGGCCCGACAACCCCGGAATCCGTCTGGCTGGACAAAAATAAGTATATCCCGATCGATCTGACGATCAACGGGAAACATACCAATCTGCAAACCTTGACTGATGCGCTGAATAAAATCGATCATGATCTGACAATGGCGCGATCCTATCCTTCCGGGGATGACTGGGAAATCGTGGATATTTCCACCCTAACCGAACCGCAAGTGATCGGGCGCGAAGATAACGGACAATGGTTGATGGCTTCCGCGCTGCTGGTCAAGGTTGCAACCCTTACCCCTGAATCGGCATCCCCGGATCAGGGAGAATAATTCGAAAGGACTGAATCGATATGGCTTTCAAACCGGTATGGGCGAATAAGATCGAGATCGGCGTTTCCGCTACGACCGCCGACCCGCCCGTGTGGACTTACGCCGAACTCTGCGCTGGTATCGAAGGAATGACCTTCGCCAGCAATGAACAGAATCAGCAGTATTTCTTTGTCTGCGGGGAAGGCTTCGCGCACAATGAAGTGACCGGGGCTGCTCCCGAACTCCAGATCACCGGCCGGCGGATCGCTGGCGATGCCGCACAGGATTATATTGTCGGGAAGCAGTTCGCTCTTGGCACCGATCGCAACTCCAGCGTGAAGATCACCACCGCAGAAGGTAAGATCATCACGTGCGACTGCTCCATCGGTGATGTGGTTTCCTTCGGCGGAAATACTCTGGATGTGAATACGTTCAGTTGCACGATCCGCTTCAACGGCGAACCCACCGTTACGGATGCGACCTAATTTCAACGGGCCGGGGATTTCGATCCCCGGCCTGCTTTTCAGGAGGTCAAAAAAATGAAAATTACAAAGAGGATCAGGAATCTTTTCAATCATGAAATCACACCGTATGCGGTCGAAGATAAGGTCATCTTTCGGAATGTCGACCAGACGCTTCCGCTTTATGTGCGATCTGATGCTGCTGGGCTGGTAGTCCGGCTGAAAGAAGCGCAGGAGAAACTGAAAGATATCGATGATAAGAGCGATGAATGTCAGCGGATGAATACCGCAAGATTCTTCGCGAAAGCGATCTTCGGGGAAGAACAGGCTGATCGGCTGATCGATTTCTATAATGACCCGCTGGCGGTGATTACTGTCTGCGGGAAATATTTCGAATCCAGGCTCGGGAAGAAGATCACGAAGGCACAGAAAAAATGAAACTGCAAGATCGGCTTCCTTCCGGGGTAATGGTCGATGGTCGATTCTATAAGCTGGATTTCGACTTTCGGAATGTGCTTCGAATGATCGAAATCCTTGATCGCGATGATCTGATGCCGGAAGCGAAGGCTTATAATGCTCTGAAATGCCTAAAAAAGCGGCCAAGAAACTCGGTCCGGGTGATGGAAGCGGTAAAAGGATTACTATTCAAGGCACCGCGCAAAAAGGGCCAGAAAGTGACGGATTTCGAACAAGATGCAGGACTGATCCGCGCAGCCTTCCGGCAGGCCTACGGGATCGATCTATATCGGGATAAATTGCATTGGTTCGAATTTACTGAACTCCTGAACGCGATCCCGGAAGGGAGCAGATATTCGGAAGTTGTCGGGATCAGGGTTCGACCGATGCCGGCAGCGACGAAATTCAACCAGCGGGAACGCGAATGGTTGGCACGAGCGAAGGCCGATGTTGCGCTGGAAATGTCCGAGAAGGAGCGCGAAGCGCGATACCAGCAGGATGTCGCGAATATCGCAGCGGTACTGATGGGAATGGCGAAAAAAGGAAGTGACGGAAGGAATGGCTGATGGTCAGGTCGTATTCGAGGTAACCGCCGATGGTAAGCACGTAAGGGCGGATATCAAAGAAATCACGAAGGCGATTCAGGCAGAAGGAAAGAACTGGGACAAGGCCGCTGGAAGCGCGACAAGCGGGATCGAGGATAAATTCGCCAGTATGACGAAAGGCATCCTCGCGAAACTGACCGCTGCCGGGATCGGGGCTGCTCTGCTGGGCTGGGGTGCTAACGCGCTGGAAGCTGCATCCGATCTTCGCGAAGTCCAGAACGTAGTCGATACGGTATTCGGGGACGGAGCGCAGCAGATCGAAAACTGGTCGAAGAAGGCCGGCCAGCAGTTCGGGCTTACCGAAACGCAGGCGAAGAAATTCACCAGTACCCTCGGGGCCATGATGAAATCTTCCGGGCTGGCTGGCGGCGAAATCGTCAATATGAGCACCGATCTCGCCGGACTGGCTGCGGATATGGCATCGTTTTATAACCTCGACTTCGAAACCGCTTTCGAAAAAATCCGATCCGGGATCAGCGGCGAAACGATGCCGCTGAAACAACTCGGCATCAATATGTCCGTTGCGAATCTGAACGCCTTCGCGCTCGCGCAGGGATTACAGAAAACCTTCGATCAGATGGATCAGGGCGAACAGACCATGCTGCGGTATCAGTACCTGATGCAGGCTACCAGCGATGCACAGGGCGATTTCGCGAAAACTGCCGATGGTTTCGCGAACGCACAGAGGCGGATACAGACCGCGCTTGATACGATCTCGACCGTGGCCGGCGGGTTCATCCTGAATACAATCGAGCCGCTGATCTCCGGTGTTGCTTCTTTTCTGGAAAAGATAACCACTACCCCGGAAAGGACGGTGCTGGATGATTTCAATGATATCGAAGTCGATACATCGCAGAAAATGGCCGATCTGGAAGCAACCTACCAGAAAGCACAGGCGATTATCGGGGTTCTGGATGAAATCAGCAAACAGACCGTAACCCTGAAAGACGGATCGACCATTACTTTCGAAGAATTATTCGGCGATCTCGGAAATATCGAAGCCGAAGGCGGCGATGTTCGGGGATATCTGGAATCCCTCGGCCTGAATGTCGACGAAGTAATCGGGAAGTACAATATCTGGAAGGAAAGCACGCGCCAGCTTGCTTCGACCGTTCCCACGCTGACCGCGGTCATCAATACCGAAACCGGCGCGATCGATGGCGGGACGGAAGCCCTGCAAAAGAACCTTGACGCGTGGAAGGCTTCGGAAGAAAAGAAACTCGCGTGGGCTGCTTACTATGCGAAGGCACGGGCACTCGAAGAAAAGAAGGCCGAACTCTGGAAATACGAACTCGATGCAGGCGCGAAGGCGAATCTGAAAAAGCAGTTCGAAGCAGAGCACCAATACCTTGCCGATCTTTACAAGCGCGGCGGAATCCTTGCGGTAAAGGATGAACGCGGCGAGGAAGGCCGGAGCGAATACATCCAGCTTATCATGGATGCCACCGATGCAGAAAAGGAATATACGCGGCAGTCGGAAGGCTTAGTAAAAGCAGAGGAAGAAGTCGCGGCGGCGAAGGATTATCTGGTCGAAAAGTACGGCGAAGAAGAAGAGCAGATCGAAGCGGCCACCGGCGCGATCGAAACCCTTTCCGATGAAGAAACGAAAGCCGGCCGGGAAGCGGTCAAGGCCACGGATGAAGCCTTGAAATCGTTGGCTGACTATGTGCAGGGCGTGAAGGATGCCACCGCGCAAACCGTCAATTCCGTCGTCAAGGGCTTCGAAAAGGTGGAAAAGGCCGGGGATGGCCTTCGCCAGAAACAGAATGATCTCGCCGGAGAAGAAACCGAAGTCCTGAATAAATATTCGGAAGTCTGGGATAAGTGGGGAAGCAATAACGAAGCCCTGCGGAAGATGGCCGAATCGCAGGATAAGTTGACCGATTCCGAACGCGAAGCCTACGAAGCATTGGTGAAGGTCAGGAACGCGCAGAAGGAAGTCAACGATGGTCTGGATCAGTACAAGCCGCAGGCGATGGAAGCAGCCCTCGAATCCCAGATCGCATACATGGAAGAATATATCGCGAATCTGGAAAAAGCGCAGGAAATGGGCCTTTCCGATGAACTGCTGGCTTCGCTTTCTGATGGATCAAAGGAAAGCGCGGAATATCTGGCCGGTCTGGTCGGGGATGCGGAAGGCGCGGCCCGGGTGGATGAAGCCTTCCAGCGGGTCGCGGAAAAGAAGAAAGAGTTTACCGATGCGCTGGCATCACAGAAACTTTCCGCTGATGAAATCTACGATGGTTTGGTGAATAAGGCCCTCGATTCGATCGAAGCCCTGAATCTGGGCGGCGAAGCAGAAGCGGCAATGTCCGATACTGTCGGCGGTCTGGCACAAGGGATTCAGGATCGGGTCGGAGAGGTTCAGGCCGCGGTTGATTCCATCGAAGCACAACTGAATCGATTGAGTGAATTCGGGATCAATTTCGAGTTCTCGGATGGCCTTCCGTGGGTCAGCTTCGCAGGGCTTGATGGTTCTTTCGAAATGGGCCTTGATCGGGTGCCT